AAAACACTATACTAGTTACATATTACTAACGCGAGGGGGGCTCCTCGTACTTCCAAATATTTAGTAGGTACTTACCACTTCCAACCTCGCGCGGTTTTGCTTTTTTTATGTGTGCGTGATTCAAATATCTTGCGAGCATGTTATTCTTAAGTTTAAATTTCTTTTTGAGAGTTCTAAATGCATAAACATTTCCGGTTGATTTAAGAAGGTCTAGTACCGGGTTCATTTTTTGAGTTCTAAAAAAATAAATTGTAAAACTGATTTAAAAAAAAAATAAACTCGAGAAAATAATTTAAATTATGTGCCGAGGACGATGTTGTCCTCTTCGGATGAGCAGGAACAGCTGGGTTTGAGGCATTGATGAATAAAAGAATTGGAATGTTGTTATCTATAGTTTACTACATTTATATAGAAAAATTTATAAGAGCTGCTTTCCTGGAGGGATTAACGGCTAGGTAAATTGTGTTTCTAATATTTATTTAATTTAAATTTTTTATCTAAGATTGTTTATGGCTGGAAGTATTTTGTCTATATTTTCTGCAAAATGACTCATATCTGCGGAATTACACTGTGATAGCACTTCTTCTCCTATAGACTGAAGATCCATTGATGCCATATCTTTTTTACCCGACATTATTTCACTTGCAAGTTTACTCGCCATATTTTCTATCTTTCCCATCATTTGAGAAGGAATAGCTTCACCTACATCACAAAACGAAAATAATTTAGTTAAAACACCCCACTGACTTTCGTTTATAGGTTCTTTCCAACTAATATCGGGGAATTCTTCTTCAAGTTTATAAATTATGTCTTCGTTTTGTTCTTTGCAAAGTGCTGATATTTTTTTTCCATTTATCTCTTGTTTTGATACTTCAACCCATTTAGCAAATATCTTCGAAAGTTCGTTATCCGAAGAAAGATCGTAAACATTTTTACAGTTACGCATTTCGCAAAATGCGGATAGTGAAGTGTTAAAACCTTTTAACATTGAAGGTTGTGAGTTATTTGTGTCACCTTGCTTATTTCTCTTTATGTTTTCTGAAATTTCTTCACGTGTTGGAACTTTAGGGAAATCTTTTTCTACGAATTCTTCAGCGTACTTGTTTAGCCGGTTCATATACTTCCAAAATAGTTCTTTATTCTCTTCAGTAAATGAAGGGTTATTCATTTTTTCATAAATATTTAGTCTTTTTAAGCTTACAGAAGAACTGGATAAAGCCATAGATTCATGATCTTTATAAATAACAGCATGATAAATTGTAGGCGGTGAACCTGTAATTCTTTCTACCGCTTTAGAATATTTTGTCTTTTTAAGTGGCTCAAGCATAGCATTGTACCAATTTACTATTCCATTTTCTTCTTCACTATCATCTCCTAAAATAACATTTTTTCCCCACAACACCAAATCTTTTGTATCCGTACAATCCGGAAAAGATTTACACAATTCTTCTGCAAACTCGATTGAAAGTTCCCAAAATGCTTTTTGGGAACGTAACTTGAAACTATCTTTACCCATTTTTATTTCTTTTTAAATATTATATAAAAAACTGATTTTTTATGAACGAACTTTATTACAGTTTAATAAACGGTAATTAAATTGTTTAAAAATAATTAAATTGTTTAAAAATTAATTAAATTGGTTAAAAAAATAATTAAATTGGTTAAAAAATTAATTATAATATATAAAATGAGAGAAAAAATAGATTTTTTATTTTACAGATCTTCGACATTTTTAAATGCCGCAAGTATAAGACAAAAAGATTTAAAACATTTAAAACTAAATGATGAAATGACTAAAGATAAAAGATCATTGTCTGAAGTTCATGAACTTGGCCATAGAATACTTTACAAGTCAATGCAGGTTTTGTCTCAAGATTTTTTGAGTAAAAGTGTATTGGAATCTGAAGACACGTTTTGGAGGGTTTGGGAAATAGGTGGCACAAGTTTTGGAAGCAAAATGTTTGGTCATGCTATTTACAAAGGAAAAGATGAAGGATTTACACCAGAACGTGATAGTTTAATTAGTTTTGACGACTATGTTTTAAAAACTTTTTGGTTAGATTGTCCACCGGGTGCTTTCAGAGAAACAAAACGAAATGTGAAAAATTCTTGGCAACAGGAGTACAAGATATTGATTGAACTAAGTGAAAAAACAAAAGATGGACCTTTTCCACAAATATGGAAAGATGACAACGGAAACGTAGTGGAAGGTAAAAGTTATGGAATTGTGAATATAGAAGTACCAGTAGAGTTTCAAACGTTATTTGGCGAAACTACAGAAGTGGGTTGGATTCGAATGGAAAAGTTGAATGTCTTTACTGGAAGGACCAATCACAGAGTTTTAGAGTCAGTGAATGAGTTACACGCTCTTGGATATACACATAATGATCTTTCCCATAACAATAATATTATGGTTAGAGGAAATAACATTGTACTAATAGACTTTGAGAATGCAAAGAAAATATCTGATTCTCAAACAAAAGAATGCGAGAAAAGAATAGAACAAGATATTAAAGCTGCAAAAGAGTTGGATACAAAAATATTCAACTTTGAAGATGAAACTGTTGAAGTAAATATCAATAGTCCATCTAGTTCTAGGTGGACTCCTTCTTCATCTTATACAACACCACCCCCTCCTCAAACTTCGCCTCCTGTTTCTGGTTCCATAAAACTACCGGAATCAATATTACAAGAATCAATCTCACCGGATCCATATACCACTCCTCCTAGACAATAATTTTTATGGAAAAAGTTTTATGTGAAGTCCATTTTTCTGGTCTTCTTGCATATTTTCATTAAACTTTTTTATGTCGTGTGTTGTTGCAGTTACAACAGAACCGTTTCTTAAACAAATTGTAACAAAACCATTTTCTAAAGACTCTTTCCATATTTTTGAGAGAGACTCTATAGAATTTACTTCTTCCTCTTCACCGTCACTGCTTATCAAAGATTTTACCGCTTGACCACTTTCCAGAATGTCAGACTTTGAGAATGGGGAACCGCCTATTATATGTGAAATAATTAGATTAGAATACATTTCTACTTCTGGAGACTTTATGTAGTTTGAACCTAGACTTGTGTATGATATTAAATCTTCATTCAACATTTGTAAAACAACACCTCCGTCACAAAAGTAAGAAACAGGTTCTGTATCTGGATATATCTCCTTATATTCAAAAAGAGAATTCTCGACAGAAGTATCTAGAATTAAAGGATCTTCTCTTCCTTTTCTGAATATTTTTACCGTAAGTGATTTGAAATCATTTGTTTGTATTCTATCCAGTAATATTTTGAACTTTAATTTTGTATCAGACCATATATGAGGAATATCGATATTCCCATGCATGTCAATGTCGTAAAACACATCGTTATTCCCTGGTTCTTTGATAGCGCACAAAATGTCGCCTTCTTGTAATAATGATTTAGAACTCTTATGAACACCAGCCACTAATATTCCACTCTTACAATCTTTGTGATACTTACTTAATTTTAAAGTATCTTGACTCAAACGTCTAAAGACACAGTTGAAACTATATCCCAAATCTTTACAAGGTCCATTTTTACAATCTAATATTCTATTTCTTAAAATTAGTATTTCTTCAAAAGGTGTCGCGTAATTTATTCCCTGTGCAAACATGATACCAGATGTTACCAAACCGACTACTTCGTTTTCAGAGTTTACAATAGGCCCTCCCGAATTACCTGGATTTATTTGAGCATCTGTTTGAAGTCGATTCGGATCACATATTCTTCCACTTATAATACCCGCGCTTATTTGTAAATGCGGAGCACCCAATGCATACCCAAGTGCGGTTATATTTTCTCCTTGATGTATTTTATCTGATTTTCCTATTTTAAATCTTTTTAAACTATTTAACATTGTTTTTTGTTCTTCTGTTAAATATTCTTCTTGTATTTTTAATATGGCAACATCCAAATGTGGGTTAAAACCTAAAACTGTCACACTAAACCTTTCACCTTGTGATATTGCATCGAAATAAACACCTATATCTACATGATTTGAAATAACGTGATGAGCTGTATATATATAGAGTTCGTCGCCTTCTATTAAAAACCCAGTTCCCGTACCTGATGCATCTTTTGTTTTGTTATAAGGTTGTGATGCATCATACTTTTTGGATGAGCAACGAATTCTACATACACATTTACCTAGAGTGTTTAATAAATTGTTTTCTGATAAATCTAGAGATTCATCAGAATCGAATGAACTTGGTAAAAATGTTGTGCAATTTAGTTTTAATCTCATTTATATAAACTAAATATAAAAAATAAAATATACTAAAACTTTTTAAACCTTTTATTTTTAGTTTGCAATGTTGCGTCTTTTCGTTTCAACTTATATTCTTCAGTTTTTCGTTTTTCTTCAAAAAAAGAAGAAAGACCAGCAGCGTGACGAAAAGTTGTGATTGAAGATTTTTTCCAATTTTTACCACATGCAATATTACACATTGCATAAGATCCACCATGTGGTATTTCCAAAAATAAATCTTCGGTTATAGCTGAAGATTTGAAAAATGCTTTTATCGCAAAGAGCATAGGTGTTCCAAATCTCATTGCCCAAGTTCCACTTCTTTCAGAGTCTCCATGATAATAAATTCCTTGTTTCACGGAAGAAGAATGATCATAACGGTTTACTTCCCCAACAAAATTTGAATAATTTTCATCTCCAAAATGTTTTCCCAAAGACCTAATCGATTTTACACAAGCATAATCATCGAAAGAAATTGATAAATTTAAAGGAGGTGTACAACTCATGTCTTCTTTATGATCAATATCAGTTATTATGTTATTAGTTCTTGCTCGTCTGTGCCTTATTTTCCCCATAAATATATCAATTGCGATGTATGGCATAGATGATAGTTCTTCATAAATATTATCTGGGTTTATTCCACACTTTTCTATAAAGTTTGGAGAAGTCCAAACAAAAGCATCCATAGTTTCATCTGGAAGATTAAAAACTTCTTTTAAATTCAACAGTTTTGATTCCGCACCAATTGAGAGTGCATAACTGTGAATACTTTTTAGATTATTATGATTAATTACAATTGAGTCTGGATCTATCAAACTATGAGAAGTTTCTTTCTTCATACCATTTGCACACTCAGCATGAGTACCCATCGTGAGAGTGAAAGTCTCCATACTGTTTGACGAATTTATGTGAACACATCAAGAATTTCTGCTGCACTAATTTTTGATCCAAATAATTTTTATAAGTTAAAAATAAATAGTTTCATAAACATGTGGAAGTCTATTAAAATGTTAAAAATTTTGTATCGTGCAGGTTCTTCTAGTGACGATTTTTTGTCTTATGAAGAATTTTCAAAAGATTTTTCAGAAATGAAAATTTCGATCGAAGAAATTAAAGATAAAAGACAAAGAGAAACTTTAACTGAGTATTTTGAAAGAGTAAGAAAATCCCAATTTCCCGTTGCAAGTCAATTTTTTCCAAATTTTTCTCTTGGAAACTGTTGGGCAGTGACTGCAAACGAATTGTACAACAACTTTTTGCTTATTCTTAGAAATAATAAATATATTTCTCAAAAAGATTTAGAAAACGCTATAATATCTATAAACTATACAAACAAGACAATAATCGCGATGCAATACAGAGAAGAACTTATAAAAAAGAAAAAAATAATATTAGAAATACAAAAAAATGAGCCTCATGAACTTTTGAGTGTGATAATGGGAGATCTCGTAGTGATAGTGACCGATACAAAAAAAGAATTGCTCGAAAAACTTGAACTGTACGAAAAAAGTGAAGTTTTGAAAACTACTTCCAGGTATTTTGAGTTGTTGAAAAGTTTGGAGTATTCGACTGAAGTAATTACACCAGATTCTTATCCTGAAACAGAATCCGGGCATAAATATTTGAATGATAATTTGCTACAAAGTTTATTTTCGGACTACGGAGGTAACTGGTTAATTATGTTTAGTGTAATCGAAAAATTATCTAAGTCTAATTTTTATTTAAGTTTTTACGATTTTTATTACAGATTTACAAATGAACCTGAAAGTGCGCAAATAATGATTTATTTAATGAAGGATAATGTTATTGGTTTTGCCGCACTTAACGATGATCATGTTGTTGCAGTTTTAAAACAAGACGACAGATGGAAGATTGTTGACACTTTATTTTTTGATAAAGAAAATTTTGTGTCCAACGATTTGAGTTTAATTTTTGATGAATTGAAAGAAAGAAAGTTAAATTCATTTCATATTGTTTTTTATCAAATTAACAACACTATAGTAAACGAAAAAAAAAACGATTCTCCTAGAAAAAGAATCCGCGATGAAAGACTTAGCAGAGAAGAACTTTTATTGTCAAAAATAGAATCAGATACATTTAGTTTATAATTAGCTAAATACACTTCTGAATTCGGGCGCAGAGCCGACACCTTTTGCTTCTATCGGGTGCCTACTCGTAGGGTCCATAAAGTTAGGTTGATAACAATATCCATCCCCACCCCTTTTTTCCGTGTAACTGCAGTTTTTGTTTTTAGAAACATCCACTATATTTCTTGTACACAATGGTAAATATTTTCCACTAAAAAGCGAAACAAGTGCTAAACAACATGCAAATGTTTGAGATGCAAATACTGTCTGTGCCGCATCTTTATCGGAGAACTTTCTCAATGAAAAATCAACAGCAACAAAACAAGATGCTATCATAAAAAATAACAAAGAACTTATACGATAAGTGTTTCTAAAGTATGATGAAAATGATACAACGAGTGAAACAATTGGGAAAAGTATAATTACTAAATATTTGTAAGGAATAATTTCGAGTCTGTTTTTACATTCTAAAACATCAAATACTCTCCACATCAAAAATGTTATGGTAGAAATGAAAAGTATATTTAAAAATGGAATAAGAGCTTTAGATATAAGTGGTTTACTTGGTTGGTTTAACACAAGAAATATTGCTATGGTAGATATTGTAGCTAAAGAAGGTATTGCGTTTAGTATTATAGAAGATGCACTTTCTATAGAGCCGATTGTTTGAGCAGGAAAAATAATATCAATACTTGAACAATTCATTTTATTATTAAACTATATTTTTTTATATATAATAATCTCACAATCAGAATTTAGAAGAAGAATCCGACACAACTACCCAGCATTCAAACACAAACCATGCCTGTAAAGCTATTCAACGATTTCAAGCACGACGACGTCCACTTTCACGCACCTACATTCAACGCAAAAGGACAAAAGAATGTAGATATGTCATATGACCCAGTTTCAAACGCTTTTCAACATAGAATTAGTCTTCAGCTTGCAAAAGATACTAAACCTATTATTTCCAAGTGGAAGTTAAGTGAACCAAGAGAAGGTGAAGATGGCAAACGTCGCAATTGGGAGCTAAACCTAGATGACCCTGAACTCCTTAAAATTTTAAAGGATTTTGATGAGTATGTTCTAAATTATGCTGTTACAAATTCTCGTCTTTTATTTAAGAAGGACCTGAACAGAGATCAAGTTGAGGCGCGTTACAAGGAAATCGTAAAGCCTCCAAAAGAAAATGATAATTGTCCATACATGATTGTAAAAGTTGCTTGTCCACCATCTGATAACCCGACTCCTATTAAGACACTAAACGAAGATAATCGAACACTTGTAACTGGTTCGATTGAAGATTTGACAAAGGATGCAGAAGTTGTTCCTATTGTTAGAACAAGTGGTATTTGGTTTATGTCGGATTCATTTGGAGTTTCATTTTCGGCATATAAGCTTATTGTAAAACCGAAACCAAAGTTGGCTTTTAAGGATCATTTTATTCTTGAAAATGAATATGAAGATGAAGATACTTCTAAAGATGAAGATACTTCTAAAGATGAAGATACTTCTAAAGAAGTATCTTTAATGAATTACGAAATGTCGGATGACGTGTCGATTTCGTAAATTTTTTATTTTTAAAGTAATCGTTCATAAAAATGTAGTTTTTTAAATAGATATTGAAAAAATGTATTTCAGTATTTTAAATACATTAAAAACTTGTATAAAAATTTTAGAAAATTTGGAAGCTTTAAAACTTTTATTAGAAATGAGTGATGAAGATTATAGTTTTTTTGTAAAAAGAAAAGAGAGTAATATAAAAAATGAAGATTTGCGTTGTTTTTTGTTATTAAACTCATTTTCTGTATCCGATCTTGTAATAAAAACAAACAAAGATATCAAAAGTGTTGGTGAAAATATTCCAGATTCTTTGGATAAAGTAGAAATTGACTTATCGAAACATGATACTTTATGGAATAAATTTTTGTGTGACAAACAAGAAAAAACCAAAGTTTTTCTAAAAGACATGTCGGAAGATATTTTAAAGGTTTCGGTTGTGTGTAAAAGTTGGTTAAAGTACTTGCAAGATGAAGAAGACAGAGGTTCCGAAAGTTCTTATTCAGATTATAGTGGCGATAGCACTGAAACTTCAGATGATGAGGAGGATGAGACTTCCGAAAAATCCACTAGCAGGTCATAATAATTTTGCTTCTTATAAAAAAATGCTAGGTGCTGTATTTGGAAATATGTTTATATTCTTGATACTGTT